CTCCAAAGTGCTCGGTGGTCCTTGGGCACCACCACCCGAGAAACTCGTCGCACCACCAGAGGCACAGCTCATCGATGCAATGCGTTCGGCAGGCCTCCAGCCACCAGAGGAAATCCTCATGGATGGCAAGATTCACCGATTCAAGTCCGGAACCAAAGGCGCACCTGGCCACGGTGACAAGCCAGGCTGGTATCTGGTGTTCGGTGATGGAATCCCAGCCGGTCGATTCGGCTGCTGGCGAGCAGGCATGGAAGTGACATGGCGTGCAGACGTAGGACGAAAACTCACGCAGACCGAGGAAATGTCACACGCCAAGCGACTGGCCGAGGCCAAAGCCCTGCGAGACGCAGCACTCGAGCGCCAGCACCAAGTGGCCAGCGACACAGTCGAGAAAATCTGGACAGGCGCACAAGCAGCACTTCCAGATCATCCTTACTTGGCCAAGAAGGGCATTCAAACGCATGGTGCAAGGGCAACAGGAGACGGTCGGCTGGTGCTGCCACTCTATGACGAAGACGGAACTCTGGCCACCTTACAGTACATCGACCACGAAGGCGGCAAGCTCTACCACCCAGGCGGTCAGACAGGCGGCAAGTTCTGGATGGTAGGCTCACTAGATGAGCCTGGCACACTATTCGTGGCCGAGGGATTCGCAACGGCAGCCACCATCCACGAAACCACCGACAGGCCAGTCGTGGTGGCATACAGCGCCAGCAATCTGGTGCCGGTCACTGGCACACTCAGGGAAATGTATGGAGCAACTCAAGACATCGTGATCGTCGCAGACCATGACCAAAGCGGTGTTGGCCAACGCTACGCAGAGCAGGCCAGCGCCAAGTACGGTGCACGCATGGTGATGCCTCCGATCCTCGGTGATGCCAACGATTATGCACAGGCTGGCCACGATCTGGCAGGCCTACTGATGCCACCGGCAGACGACTGGCTCATCCCAGCCGATGACTTCTGCGCACAGCCCAGCCCCATCAGCTGGCTCGTCAAGCGATGGATTCAATCCCAAGCCCTAGTGATGGTCCACGGCCCAAGCGGTGGCGGCAAAACATTCGTGGTGCTCGACTGGTGCCTGCGCATGGCCAGCGGAACAGAGGACTGGGCAGGCCACAAAGTGCGCCAAGGCAACGTGGTCTATCTGGCAGGCGAAGGCCACCACGGTCTGCGCGGCAGGGTGGCAGCATGGAAGCACCACCACAAAGCAGGCAAACTGGCCATGTGGCTGTCCAAAGATGGCTGCGACCTGAACACTCCGACCGGCTACCTCAAAGTGGTCGAGCAAGTCAGGATGCTGAAAGACAGACCAAGCGTGATCGTGGTCGACACCCTGCACCGATTCTTGGCCGGAGACGAAAACAGCGCACAAGATGCCAAGACCATGCTGGACGCATGCAACGCACTCATGCAGGAATTCAACTGCTCGGTGATCTTGGTGCACCACACAGGCGTGTCAGACGAAGCCCAGCACCGCGCTCGAGGCTCAAGTGCATGGCGAGGCGCTCTGGACATCGAGATCAGCATCGTGCCAGGCAAGGATGACCAACCCATGCAAATCATTCAGCGCAAGAGCAAAGACGCAGAACTGGCCGAGACCATCCATGTTGAGCTGCAACAAGTGGCCATCCCTGGCTGGCGCGATGAAGACAACCAGCAAGTGACCAGCGCTGTGATCGTCCAAGCTGAAGCCCCCACAGCCCCGAAAAAAGAGTCAAAACTGGATGCGCACCGCAAAACATTCGAGAACGCATGGTGGGGCACAGGCGCTGAAATACGCGAGGGTTTACCCTATGTTAGCAGGTCGGCACTCAAAGACAAGCTGGCATCAGATGGCAGAAAACCACGCACGATCGAGAACGATCTGAGCGCAGCCTACCCAGAAAAACTAATCGGTGCACTCATCCTGTCCGAGATCATCAGCCCACTTGAACACGGCTGGATGGTGATCGATGAAGTGCAGGCAAGTGCCATGATGATGCGAAAAGGTGGCCAAGAATGAACCCCCCTAGCCCCCTGAATCCCCCTAGGGGGCAAATCAGGGTTAGGGGGCAAGGCATCGAGAAAGACCCCGATAAGCCCCCTGCCCTCCTACCCCCTTTCTATAGGAAGGGGTAGGGGGCAAGGGGGCAGGGGACTTTCGATGATGCTGAACGCGATGATTGATTGTCTAAAGCCTTTAGGGTATAGTTGAAAAGCCTATAGGCTTAAAAGGAGATTTAAATGGCAAAGACATATTTTGGAAGAATCCCAAACGAAGAAGAGGGTTGGTCAATGGTGAAGTCGATTGAAGACGATGGCCAAGAATGGTTGGTATTCAAAAAATCACAAGAACACTCAGACGACTGGAACACCTACAAAGTGGTGGCAAAAGGTAGAGTAGAAAAAAAAGCCAACTATTGGCTGGTGAAAAATCACGTTACAGGACAGCTTGGATTCCCAGCTGATTACGTCATGATGAGGCAATACAGACCAAACCTGCATGCTCAAGTTGAGGAGATTTTTAGAAAATGACCAAACAAAGAGAAACCCCAAACTTCGCAACATGGCAGCATGACACGCTGGCCAAGTTTGCAACTGAGGTCTACATCCGACTTCAAGATGAGCAGGCCGCAAACGAGCAACTCAGGATGGATTTAAAAGATGCCATGAAACTAGCGCGAATTGAAAACATGAAGGACAATGCAGCATGACCACAAAATCACACAAAGCAATAGGCAAAATCGCAACACACGCAGAAATCGGAAAACCTTTCGCGGAGGTAAAAAATGGCAACGAAAAAACCGAAACTTGAAGAAAAACCTGTCGTAAAAAAGCATGGAGGTGCTCGACCAGGCACTGGCGGTGCTCAACCAGGCGCTGGCCGACCTGAGTTCGAGCCGACAGATGCCGAGCGAAAACAGGTTGAAGCCCTCAGCGGATACGGCCTCCCGATCGATCAGATCGCAGTACTGGTGCGCGATGGCATTCACGTCGAAACCCTGCGCAAGCACTTTGCAACCGAGCTGGTGTCTGGAAAAGCCAAGGCAAACGGACAGGTGGGGAAAACCCTATTCCAGAAGGTCATGGCAGGCGACACGACCGCAGCCATCTGGTGGAGCAAAACGCAAATGCGCTGGGCCGAAACCCAAAAGCATGAGCTGACTGGCGCAGACGGTGCGCCTCTGGAGTTTGCCAAGATCGAGCGAGTGATCGTCAAGAATGGGTAAAGTCCTGCAACTCCAAACCCCTGAGTGGGCAGTGCCACTGCTGGAGCCAAGCCGCTACAAAGGCGCTTGGGGTGGCCGAGGCTCTGGCAAGTCCCACATGTTTGCCGAGCTGATGATCGAGGCCCACATCATGGACCAGAAGCGCAGAAGCGTCTGCGTGCGTGAAATCCAGAAGTCGCTCAACCAGTCGGTCAAGCGCCTGCTCGAAACAAAGATCGAGCAAATGAACGCTGGCGCGTACTTCGAGGTGCAAGAAGCCGTGATCAAGTCGCGCAAAGGCGATGGCATGATCATCTTCCAAGGCATGCAAAACCACACAGCCGACTCGATAAAGTCGCTCGAAGGTTACGACTGCGCTTGGGTGGAGGAGGCTCAAAGCCTGAGCCAGACCAGCCTTGACCTGCTGCGGCCAACCATCCGTAAGCCCGACTCCGAGCTGTGGTTTACGTGGAACCCGCGCCAGCAGAACGACCCTGTCGACTTCCTGCTGCGCGGTCCAACGCCACCCAAAGACGCGCAAGTCCTGAAGGTCAACTTCACCGACAACCCTTGGTTTCCACAAGTCCTGCGCGATGAAATGGAGTACGACAAGAGGCGCGACCCCGACAAATACCAGCATGTCTGGATGGGCAGCTACCTCACCAACAGCAACACCAGGGTGTTCAAGAACTGGCGCGTCGAGGACTTCGAGGCACCACCAGACGCAATCCACCGGCTCGGTGCAGATTGGGGATTTGCGGTCGACCCTACCACGCTGGTGCGATGCCACATCATTGGCCGCACGCTGTACATCGACTACGAGGCCTACATGGTCGGCTGCGAGATCGTGAACACGCCTGAGCTTTTCATGCAGGTGCCCGAGGCCGAGAAGTGGCCAATCGTGGCCGACTCAGCTAGGCCAGAGACGATCAGCCACATGAAAAAGAATGGCTTTCCAAAGATCATGACAGCGGTCAAAGGTCCGAAGTCGGTCGAGGAAGGCATCGAGTTCCTGAAGAACTACGACATCGTGGTGCACCCTCGGTGCATCCACACAATTGACGAGCTGACGCTGTACAGTTACAAGCAAGACCCACTGACCGGCAAAATCTTGCCGGTGCTCGAAGACAAGAAAAACCACGTGATCGATGCCCTGCGTTATGCCTGCGAAGGTGTGAGACGATCGGCCATCACGAAGCCTGCAACATTCACTCCATTG